CAAAAATTAATTATAGCTAAGATGGAAAATGAGTTGAACCTAAAAATGAAAACTATTGATTATTTATCTCAACAATTAATGGCAAAAGATACGGGTAAAAATGATATAATCGATTTGCTGTCATTTGATTAATTATGGTTTACTTTTTATAACAGTTGCTTTTGATATATTTTTTATTATTTTCTCTCTACTTTCCTCTTTACAATCCATTGCTTCAATTACAGTTTTGCTATATTGGTCCGACCTTTTTGATTCAGGATCATTATAATCAGGATAATTTTCCTTATACACCCTCATAAGATTTTCATTTTTAAACGAAACCTTTTTGATAAGCTTTTTAAGACGTTTTTTATCTTCTTCTTCTTTTTCCCATCTATCTTCATCTTTTACATAAAATGTTTCTCTTTTTTGGTCTGTACAATGAATAGGTCTAACAGTTTCATCAAGAGCATTAAGTTTTTTAACAATAATATTAGAAATACCCTCTACATAACCAAGCTCTCCTACTTCCATAAAATCACTCAACTGTAATTTAATGGAATCTACAAAATCAGTAATGTTCATAGCATTTTTACAAGTTTCATTTAAGAAAAAATTCAAATTAAATGCTTTATTATGTGAATTTGTATTATTAGTTATAGCATTATTAGTAGTATTATGCGTTCCATTTTTAACTATTTCTAGAATAATTTCCTTCAAATCAGAATGTTCTTTTATTAATTCATTATTTTGTTTTAATAACATCATAAAAAGCTGTTTATCACTCGGTTCATTATCCAAATTGTTGCACTTTTTTTTATGTCTCCATAGTCCTTGTCTATGTAGGTATGATTTATTGCAAAAGTCACATTTAAATACATCAGACTTAGATACTTGACATTCCTTAATTGTTGACTGGTTGTTGCCATCTGTTGCCAAAATGTCATCCATTGTTGCCAAAATGTTGCCATTTTGATTGTTTTGATTTTTAACAAAACATGTTTTTTTATGTTTCCATAATCCAGTTCGATCTTTATATTCTTTAAAACAATTTTCGCATTTCAGTTTGGCAACAAATGTCCCCATTTTGTCTCCTAATGTCCCCATAAAGTAGACTCAGATTTTATTTTTAAGTATTTTTTTTGAAAAATTTTCAATCACAAATATTTTTTTATGGTTTATTTTGTGACGATAAAAATCTTTTTTCATTTTTGAAATTTTTCTCAGTAAGGACTTTTTGGGCTATCGATTTTTGGACATTTATTTTTGTCCAATTTTCAAAATCAAAAAACTTTTGCATTTTCGAAATTAGAATTTTTTCCTTCATATGTAGTGAAGTTTTTTTTCCATTTTTTTCAAGAATTCAAGAATTTTCCTTCATTATGTAGTATCCTGTCTTTAAGTAGGTTATTAAATAATATATATTTTCTTTAAGTTGTTTGAAATAATATATTTTCTTTAAATAGGTTACAAAATATATTAATTGTCTGTCAAATCAATGAATACTGGCGCTTCCTTTTTATACACAGTTAGAGGTAAATTTTTTACGCAACCTGGACATTTATGTGACGAATTTTCTAGCGCAAATCCTGTTGTCGGATTCCACCAACAATTTGAACATATTCTATGAGATGCTTTATCTCCATGTGTCATCAAACATACTCTTGGAATAAAAGTATTATATTTATCTACCATTTTTTCACACATACTACATTTTACTTTCTCTCCATTTTTTTCTGACATTATAAATTATAATTATATCATTTATAATATTTATCTTGATTTCTCCATAAGTCTATAAAGTATAAATAAACCTAATACACCTAGACTTGCAAAATATAATTGAGCTAGTGGGTCATCTGGCATCAGTACTTCGCCATTATTATTTGTTTGAAATGTCTCTCTACATTGTTTACCACTTACTGGATTTTTACCGTTTGAAAAAGTGCAAGGGTCCATACTTGTTATATCAGCCAACGTAACATAATTAGTTTCTGAAGATTTTACATTATCACTTGTTATAGTTTGCATAGTTATTTGCTGACAAGGAGGAGTAGAACCAGACAAAAATGCTCTTAAAATTGCAAAAGGATTCAATACATTAAGATTTCCCATTGCACCTGGAATTAATCCCTTAAATTCTGAAAAATTAACACCTAAACCACTTGAAATAAATGGAATATTACCTTGAGGAACATTATCCACATAAATATATCTATCAACTTGATTGCATGTAGAAGAATCATTTGGGTCTGAACAGCTATCAATTGCAGCACATTTTCCACCAGTTTTTAAGAAAAATTTATTCCCTAAAGGACCTCCAGTAGCTGATGCTTTACTATCTCCTGTAACCAATAGTTCTACATACTCTATTAAACCTTCTACATCTTTAGCCATTTGTTGGATAGTTCCTTTATCACTCATACCAATCTCTGTAGGAGTTTTAATATTTTTATAATATGGATATGTAGGACCCAATAATCTCTCTTCAACACCTTTGGCATCTGTTAAAACTTCTTGAAATAAATTTGACATTACTAATTTATATAGATATATTTATTTTTTCTGAATTACTATTCTGTTACAAAATTACTTGTCGAATCACTAGGCTCACCATCTTCTGTTGCACCTGTAACTTCTGGGGCAGTTCCACCAGTCATTTGATTTGCATAATCTTGTTGTGCTTGAACTAGTCCAGTAACTTGTGTTTGTAATGACTGAACATTTCCACTTAAATCTTGGACTTGTTGATTTATACCAGTTAAAGTATCAAGACGTTGTTTTAAAAAATCTATATTTCCAGCATTTTGTTGTGCTAATATTAAAGCATTATTTGGATTATTTGTATCATATGGTTGATATTGATTTTCTAAACCTTCAACTATACGACTTGCTAAAAGTATTTGATACAATATTAAAATTATGAAAAAGACTATCAATATATTTACCAATGTTAACATTAATATAATATAATATTACTTTTTATTTTCTTCAATAATATTATAAATGTCATCAGCAGTTTATCCATTAGGAATGAATTCAATGCCTGCTTCAGGTTACACACATCAAAGTACATATTATAATAAACAATATATACCATGGAAAGGAACAGGAGTCAATAGTTTTCCTGTAGGAACAGCAGCAGGTCATATTAGACCTCTTACAAATAACGACCCTGGTAATGTTTTTCCAACTGGATTTGGATTACCAAGACCTATTAAGCATTTTAGAAAAGGAAGAGTTATACCTCCTGCTCCAATTGAAGGTGTTCCAACCTTAAATGTTAATAGTCCTTATAACGATGTTAACTTATCAATTAATGAAAAGGCATTAATTAATTATAATATTAATAGATTTGTTAAATCTAGTAAAGGAACATCTCTAGGAGGCGGTTTTGGTGGTTCTGGTTTACTTAATGAAATGCAAGATAAACCAGGTGCTTATATTGTTAAACTTAATCCACCCAATGAAGTTGACGGTGTTACACAAATGCAAGAAGACTGTAAAACGTGTGAGGGTGTCGGAATTGTTGCATCTTATAAGCCAAATCTTACCAACTTATCACAAGACCCTGAACCAAATACAACAAATCCTATATGGTGTTGTAACCAAGAAAAATTCGCAAAGCGTCGTGCTATTTATGCAAACACTAATCTTAAAAAGAATTACTATACTACAACCAAACAATACCTTCAAAATAGATGTAAAACTTATGACCAAAAAGCTTTCAATTTCTTATCATATAGAAGTAATTCAGCAGGCCCATATGGTGATAACAATCCTTACTACATATCTGTAGCTGGAAATAATGGACCAACACCTGGAAGTCCTCTAGCATTAGCTAATACATATTTGGCCAACTGTCAATTAAACGCACAATTATATGAAGGTTCTGAAAATGCATTTATCTATCAAATGCTTGGAATAATGTTAAATGAAAATATTATTACACAGACAGAAGTAACAGCATTTAATGAAACAGGTATTAATTCAATCCAGGGATTTTTCAATTGGATTCAAGGATTACCTGAATCACAAAGAGCACCAGCACTAGTTGTATTTGAAGTATTTATCAACAATCCTTATTCAGGTATGCCACCTTCTGGCCCAACCAATCCTACTGGCTGTCAATTGACCGTTTACAAACCAAATAACTATCAATTTGCTAAACAAGGTGCTGTATCAAGTTCAACTAGAATGCTTAAACTCAATGTCGATACTATTTCTACAAATGCTGCATCAATACAAAACTATAATAACACCGGACCCTTACTTGTTAATGCTAATCAGTTATATGCCGGAGATGCTAATAATAGTAGTAATCTATTGAAAAATAAAGCACCAACATGTAACACTCCATGGCCATTAAATATGAGTCAATCTGGACAATATCAAAACAAAAAATTCTGTCACTTCCAACGTAGTTTGCCTTTATATCAACTTCCAAAATCGCAACCAAGTCCATATAGATATTTCCCAGGAACTGTATTCAGTTCAAATCATTATTCGCAATCACCAAATACTTATAATACAACAAGTGGAAGTGCCCCATATGGCCAAAGATAGATTCGCTACAGATATTTCTCAAACTTCTCATAAAAATAACTATTAGTAAATGGTGTTAAATCTTTAGAGAGAAGTTCGTCAATATTTAGATTACACTCATTTTTATAAATATACCATAATCTAGCTCCTATTATTTTTTGTTTCCAAATTTTATTTATGAAAACTGAAATATCGTCATCTTGTTGCGTTTTATATATTTCTAACATAACTGTAACAGAACCTGGATTACCTTCTGTTATAATTTTAAGAACATGAATATTTTGAATATCTTCAGTTTTAAACACAAAATCATCTTTTTCAATTTGTGAATATATACTTAATTCATCCATTAAATATATATTAAAATTAGCTTTATATTGTTTCATTAATTATTGGAAGAAATATATTAATTTTCTCTGTAAATTTGTTACATGGAATTTTATATTTCTCACACCATGACACTGATTTCTGTATATTTGATTTTTTAATACTTTCTATTTTATCATTTTTATTTTTATTTTTAAATATAGTAATTATTTGGTCAAATGCTTCAATTTGTTGTTGACCAATAATGATATTTAAATCGTCTATTTTATTCTTAAAATAATAAGGTACATCACATCCTAAAATGTCTATAATATTTTTATCTTCTAGTTTTTTAATAAGT